TATCGAGCCCATGAGCCAACGCGAACCGCTCCCATTCCATGCCGATTGTTTTCATTGCACCCCCTGCGCGGCCCCGTTACCTTGCGGCCCCTGCACCGCTGCCACATCCGCCTTTTGCGCCTGATTGGCCCCGCCCGCCGCCTGACCGGCAATCATTTGGGCCTCTTCCAGCGGATTCGGCATCAGCGTCAGCTTTGCCTCCTCGATCGCTGCCTTCACCAGCGTTCCGATCAGATCCGTAAGGGATTTTTGGTCTGTCTTGTATTTCTCCAGCATCATTTGCGCCCGCATCAGCTCTGCCTGCTGCGCCTGGGCTTGCTGCGCTGCCTGCTGCGCTGCCTGCTGCGCCTGCTGCGACGGCGGGCTGGCGGGATCGATGAAATACCGCTCCGGCGCCCGCAGGTTGTTCGCGTAACACCAGTCCATCAGCGCGTTATATCCGCGCGTGTCATCGGTCAGGATCCCGCCCCCCTTTCCGCCCTGCGTCAGCGCGGTTTGCGCTGTCATGACCCCCTGAAGCGCCCCGCCCCGCTGGGCAGCCTGCGTGCGCGATTCGCCCACATGCACCACCACCCCGGACCGCGCCCGCCATTTGCTCGGATCCGCCTGCAGCCACTGCCCGCCCACCTTTGCGGCGATTTCCCCGCCCCATTGCGTGCGCAGCAGGTAGTGCGCCGAAAGCCACACCTGACGCATGGCGGTTTCCGCGAACGTGCGCGCCATCATCGCGGCCCGCGCCTCCTTCGTGCTGTATTGGCGCTCGATGCCCTGCGCCGTCTGATTCGAGGCAATCTGCATTGCGCTCGCCTGCATGTCGAGCGATGCCCCGCCCCGCTCGCTGCGCGCCTGGTCGCAGAATTGAAGGAATCCCATCACGGACGGCCCGGCATCGATGCAGGGCACCGGGACCATGCCATTCGGCCCCCGCATGCGGACGATATCCTGCGTCGCGTCCTGCGCATCCGCCAGGTTAACCAGGTTCTCGTCCACCCCGATACGGGGCCGATTGACGCGGTGCAGGTTCTCTGTCCAATTGCGCAAGCCCTTGGTCTTCAGCTCTTGGATTTCAGCGATCGAATCCCACAGGCTCACGCCCTCCAGGCGATGCGGGAAGATGGTGACCACCCCCAGCGCGTAGCAGACCCTGCCAACCTGCTCCGGCTTGCCGATCACCTGGCGCGCCGCCTTGCTGAAAAACACGCGATAGCGCCGGCCCGTCACCGCGTCCTCGCTGTCTGCCAGCACCACATAGCACCGCCATAGCTCGATCATCTCCGTCGCTGCCTGCGCCGCGTTCTGGCTGGCTTCGGTCATTCCCGCCTGCGACCGTTGGATATACCCTTCGTCGCCTGTCTCGAGCCACGCCGGCAGCTCCTTCAGCTCCGCCTCCGGCAGCCCCTCTGCCACCCAATCGGAGCGCGACAACAACATCCGATCGGCACAGAAACGGGCCATGTTCGCGTCGCGCGTTTCCGCGTTGCTCGTGACAAACGCTTCACGTGGCACCGCTGCCAGCGCCAGACGTTTATCCACATCAATGCGCGTCAGCTTCACCCGGTACAGCTCCGCCCCCTCCGCCGCGCCCTTATCCCCTTCCGCATCCCGGTCCCGCTCCAGGGTCACCCCTTCCACGCGCTGCCCCTGCGCATCCGGCTGCACCAGATCCCCCACCGACAGACTGGGCACGGCTTCCCATTCCTCTGGCGTGCGCGTTTCCTTGCGATCCACCCACAGCGCGAATACGGCGGTGCGCATCAACAAGGCATCCTTCACGCCCTCGCTGAGTGCAACAAACCCGCCCTCCCCTGCGCGCCCTTCCATCAGCACGGATCGCACAATGGCGCTTTCCTGCTGCGCCTGCACTTCATCATCCGGCCCCATTGCCTCGAACTCGATTGCGCCAGGTGCCTCCAGCGCGGGTAAGAGCTGCGCGATAACGGCTTCGGTCATATCGGCAACGTCCAGCGACACGGCGGCCCGGTTGGGATCGTCAGCCACCGGCCCCCCATCGCCCGCCACCGTGCCGTCCAGGGGCGCCCCCAGCACCCGGGGCTGCAGGGTGTCATTGGCGGGCAACGCGCCGAGGTAGTAATCCACCGCCATCTGGCGCGATCCCCCATCTAAGCTCCTGTCGATTGCGAGCGCGTTTGCCAGCTCTTTGCCCAGGATTTCCGCGATTGCTTCGTTGTCCAGCATGCTGTTCCCCTTTCACGCCCACGCGTGCGTCAGTACCGCTATTTCATCATCCTTCGCGATCCACAGCCCGCTGCCAGCGGGATAGTTCAACCCGTAGCCGTCAGGGTTGCCTACAACGTGATTCTTCCACTCCCACCAGGCGTAGCCCACCCGTTCCTGTTTCAGCCGCCGCGCGGCCCGCTTCATGTGCGCCAGGTCGCGATCCTCCGCCGACTTGCGCCCCATTTGCTGCACGAATACAGGCACGCCCCACTGGTCGCGCACGTCCAGCAGGTACGTCAGCGATTCATCGAATTTCGCGGGGTCTGTGACGTACTGATTGAGCAGGTTGCCCGTGTACACAACGTCATACCGTTCCGGCAGGATCGCCTCGCCTGCCAGCTTGATGTCATAGGCGTTCCGCGCCCCGATCAGGAATGGCGTATCGCTGTCCACATCCCGGATCCCCTCGATGCACTCCAAGTAGAGCTGCTGCACGGCCGGAGCGTACTCCTTTCCCCGCCCCCCTGCGGGCTCGGGTTGCAGCTCCAGTAGGGCGATGCGCTCGCGCATGCGGAGCTGCGTCGCCAGGGCAGGCCAGACCACCGTAGCGAAGATACGCCGCATCGATGGATCCGTGAAGAAATTGCGACCCTGTGGCCATGTCCCCTTGCGGTCACAGTAGGCCGCTGTCTCCGCATCCTGTAGCCCGTTTTGCCCGCAGTTCGAATCCACCGCCGCAATCACCCACGCACCCGTGGCGATCACCGCATCGATCAACGCCAGCCAATGCGCCACGTTCGCCTGCAGCAGCAGCGCAAACCCGTCGTTGTCGCGTGACTCGGACCCGTTGCGCCCGGGGCACCACCAGCGCAGCAGCACGCGCACCACGTTGGCACTCATGGCCCGGATAGCGGGCGCATCCTCTGGGAAATCCTCGCCCCAGGATCCCATCGACACGCCACGCAGAATGATCGGTTTTCCATTCGGGCGGATCAGCTCTGCGCCCTCACATCGCAACCGCGCCGGCAGCTCCGCATCGCGTTCCGTCCCGAATGTCTGCAGCATTACCGCCCCCTCATACCCCGTACAACCAAGAATAAATACAGCCCAATCGGTATCCAAATCCACCACGGCATACCGCTCCACTCCTCAAGTTTATCCGCGCCTCAATCGACGCATACGCGCCCCTGAATCCGTCGCCGGCGCCTGGCCCGCTACAGACCAATTCGACAGGCTGTAGCGCGGACGGGTCACGCAGTAATACCGGAACATGTCCGCTCCATGCGATGTCCAATCGTGGACCGCCTGCTTGTCCTCGATTTCTAGATCCTCGTCGTACTTCGCGCGATGCTGCCGCATGGCATCGATGAACGTTTCGCACCGCACCGCGTCAATCCACAGCGTAGGCAGCACCTGGCGCACCGCTTCCCGCCCATCCTCCAACGGAAGATTGGCAGCCACCGCGAAGGGCATGCCCAGCCCCCGCGCGACCTCCAGCCTGCTGCGGCCCGTCCCCAGCTCGCGTACCGCCAGATCATGCGGGCCAATCCAGTGGGCGATTGGATAGCCGATGCGGTCGATTTCCTCCTTCACCGCCTTCAGGCCCTTACCGTGGTACTCGCGGTAATCAATCATGCGCACCTGATTTGCGCTCGGATGTTCCTGCAGGAATCCGACCGCGAAAGCGTCGCGCATGCCCAGATCCACCGCCACGATCACCGGCAATTGCGGGTCGTAATCCACGCGCGTAATGCGCCCTTCGCGCTCCGCAAGCGCAATCGCATCGCCATAGTAGGCGCCCTTCACCACAGCTTCGAAGCTGCACTCGAATTCCTGCGCGTATTCCTCTGCGCTCATGTTATCTTGCGCGATCCGCAGATCCGCCGCCCCGATCGCGCCCGTCTGGCTGGCCCGCAGCATGTGCGATCGCCAATTCGGATCGTCCCCCCGTGCTGCACGCGCATAGGCCCGCTTGAGCTGATTTGCACCCAGGGGCGTGCCCGCCAGGATCGCCCACCCTGCGTAGTCCATCAGCGCGGGCAGGATCACTTCAGGGAAAACACGCGGGCTCATCATCGCGTATTCGTCCAGCACCGCACCGTGCAGGTAGATCCCGCGCAGGTCGTGGATAGAGTCAGCCCCCAATAGCATGATCTTCGCATTGTTGGGAAGCCGCACACTCAGCTCGCTGGCGTTTGGCTTGCTGCCCGCAATCGGGGCCGTATAGCGCTTCACGTAGTCCCAGGCGATGCGCTTTGCCATGCGGTACGTAGGGGCCACGTAGGCGAGCTGGGGCTGTGGGTGACGCGATAGCAGCGCAGCTCGCACGATGTGATTGACGAGGCCCAGCGTCTTACCCGCGCGACGATGCGCCACCACCACCTGGAACCGCTCCAGCGCATTGTGGATAGCCCACTGGTACGGCCGGGGGCTGTACGGAATCACGATCGCCGGAACGTCCTCACGCTTCATTGCCGTTCGCCCACCGGTACGTCACTTCCCCTGCGCTGCCAGGCCCTCCGCCCCCCTCCATCTGCATCGTTGCCATAGACACGCGCGTCCAGACGTAAGGCAGACACTCGCAGAACCGATTGAACGCCAGGGAATCGTTACCCGCGAGCTTGGCCTGCATCGCAAGCTCTAGCATGTTCATCAGCGGATCATGCGTGCTCTTTTGGATGAGCGGACGCAGGTCACGCGGGCGCGATACGCCGCGAATGCTGCGCTGTACTTCCGTCAGGCTCAGTGCGTGCGTGACGGGGCCGAACATATCCTCTTGCGGGTCCACGATATCGAGCGCTTGTGGCTTGATTGACGCTATCGCCTCTTGCGTTTCATTGGGCATGGTTCCTCCGGTCGCTTAAACCGCTACAATGGTGGCTCGATCTTAGACCACTGGAGACGAAATCCATGCTTGAAATCATTGCAGCGCTGACACTGCTGCTGCTCGTCGCTTTCGCTGCAGCCGCTGCATGGGCGTTCAGGCGCTTACTTGCCGCATACCGCCTGCTCGGAATGGCGAACGGAGCCGAACAGTACCGCGTAGCGAACGAATTGGAAGCGACCCGCCAGGAGCAGCGGGAAGGGTATTCCATGCTGCGCGAGGCAATCGAGCAATTGCCCAAGAAAGGCAAGCCGGGCCGCAAGCCCAGCAGCGGCACGGGTGCGAAGCGTGGGCGTCCGCCCAAGCTGGTGCAGGTGCAGCCGCAGGATCCGTCCAAGGCGCTCGCGGGCAATCTTGCTGCCATGAATGCGACGCTGGAGTCACTCAACCCGCCGGGCGACGCATGAAAGCCACGAAACACCCGCCCGGCCCGTGGAACATTTGCCCGTGGAATGACGGAAAGTCTTTCACCGTCTGGCGCCGCATCGTAGCGGCCGGCCCGAACGGCACAGACCTGATCGAACGCATAACAAACGCGGCCGGCAACCGCAAACGGTTCCGCAGCGCCAGCGCCGCCCGCGCGGCCATCGCGAAAGCAGACAGCAGCTCATCAGCATGAGCGCGGCCGGCCGGAGGCCGCAGCCTCCGCGCCGTGGACAAGTCTCCGCCCACACCCTCGCGGGTGTGGACGGCCGGCTGCAGCCGGTTCAGACTTGCCCACCGCTCCACCGCGTTTGAAAAATCCGGAATTCAAATGCAAGGTCACCAGACCCCCCCTACCCCCCAGCGAATCAAGTAGTTGACTCCAGCGTGTGGGATAGGGGAGGAGATCTGGTGATTTCTCACCCCTGCGATGATGCCGCGCTCCGCGCGTCATCCCCCGGGCTTCGCAGTCCGACCAGCCCCCAAGCATTCCAAGCTTGGATTCCCCTCTGTCATGGGTGCGCCCGAGGGATCCGGCCATGTGCTGCGCAGCCCGGCGCCCTGACCGGCCGCGCCAAAGAGAAAGGGCTTTAGTCCTCACTCCCGGCTCGGTGGTACCAGCACCGCGCCCCCTTTCGGGTGGAGTGAGAGCTAAAGCCCTCGGGTCAGTGCTGGTACCGCTGACTGGTTCCGACTGTATCACAGATTCCAGAGAAAGACCGCAACACCTGTGTTGCTATTCGCCGCCGCTGGCTGCACTGGCAGCCCGCGCCGGCCCCGTTTGGTACTCCAGCCGCGCGCTGACGGTGCAACCCACCAGCGCCATCAGCCCCACGAGCACGGCCCACGCCAGCAGCGAGAGCACGACAATCCACCAGCTCGCGTACCTCATGGCCCCGGCCCTCCTTCGCCGGGGGGCAGGTACGGCCCCGCCTCCTCGGCGGACAGGATCGCGCGGCCCGTGGCCGCACCGCCCGCGTTGCCCGCCATCCAACCCGTCAGGCCCGATTGCCGCCGCGCCGCGTCCCACGCCTGCGCCGCCTCCGGGCTCATGCCCATGTAGCGCTTGGCCAACGGCCCCACCAGCGCCCGCCTGGCCACATGCGCGCCGGCCCGCCCGATCGTCGGCAGCAGGCCCCCTTCGAACATCCCGGATGTGGCCAGGCGCGTCGCCGTGCCCGAATCGCCCACGATGTCCTTCCCCAGCCGGCTCGTCGCAAACCGCAGGCCGTCGTACAGGTCGCCCACTGCGTCCTCGCCCGCCGTGCCCGTGCCCCGCCGCAGGGTCGTTTCCCCCGCCTCGTCGGCCCGGCCCCAGAACCCCGTCTTGTCTGACTTGCCCAGGTTGCCCGCCAGCTTGCCAGTCAACACCTGGCCATCCGGTGTCACCCCGCCCCGATCCAGCGCCCGCAAGACGGACCACTGACTACGCGCCTGGTCGTAATCCTTCGCGACAGATCGCCCGGCGCTGTTACTCCCCAGGGTACGCCCCGCCGACTGGCGGACCGCATCGTCCATCGCGTCGAGCACATCGCCGTACAGGTTGCCCAGCGTTGCGTCGCTGCGCTGATAGGCGCTGCGCATTTCGGTGGATATGCGCGACCGCTCGCGCATCAGCGCCGGCCCCGTCACCATGTCCGCGCCCTCGCCCGCCGCCGCCCCAGCGCGCGACGTTGCGCCCCGCTCGAACCGGTTCAGGATGCTTTCGAGCTCCACGCGGGGAAGCAGCGCTGTCGATTCCTCTTCCGCCAGCTCCGCCAGGCGTTTCTTGAGCGGGGCTGTATCCACCTGACCGATGCGCCGCCCGATTTCCTCGAATTGCTGCCCGATGCGATGCTCCGCCGCCGCCCGCACGTCCGCCCCCACGTTGTCCGCCGTTTCGCCCATCGCCTTTGCCGTCAGCCGGTTTATCTGCTGCGCGTTCTCCTGCTTCAGCTGTTGCCAGTAGGGCGACAGCACCGGATTGCTGGCCGCGCTCGCTTCCAGTTGGCGCATGGCCGGATCGTTTAGCGCCTGCCCAGGCGTCACGTGCAGCCCGGCCCGCTGTGCGCCCTCGATCACGCCCCGTTGCGCATCGTCCAGGCCCACGCCTGCAGCGCGGTCCGCCGCCTGCGCCGCCCGGGTTTCCGCCATCGCTGCCCGCCCCGCCTTGACGCGTGACACCACATTCGACGCCAGCATCCCGCCGCCCGCCCATCCCAGGCCCTCCAGCGCATCCGCGCCGAAATCGCCTGACTGCGATTGCAAGGCCCCTTGCGCCGCCGACGAACCCGCCCCCATCGCCAGGCGCCCCGCCGTTCCCAGGGATGCCCCTATCCCCAGCGGCAACGTCGCCAGCGTCGGCAGCATCGATCCCACGGCAGCGGCAACGGGCGCTTCTTCGTGCAGCCGATTGCGGATCATCTGCGCCTCAGCCCGCTCATCCGCAATCTTGAGCTGTTCCGCATCGTCGCCCCGAAGCCCCGCCCACATGTCGCGCGCGTTCATCATGACGGTGTTTGCGGTATCGCCCGCCCCCACCATCGCGGCATCGATCGCGCCCGTGGAAAGCCGCTCCTGCTTGCTCTCCTGCATCGGTGCCTTGGCGATCGGCACCCACTGCCCGGACTGCAGCTCCAGGACCTCGCCTGTCTTGGGATTCTTGACTTGCACGGCCCGCCCCCTTCAATGCTTCACGGGTTCGAACCCGGCAGGCACAGCCGGCAGCAACCACGGATTCGCGCGGACATGCTGGTCCCGCTTTTCCCGGAATTGGGTGCGCAATTCCTCGTACCCCTTTGCCATCCTCCGATTGCCCGTGAACATCGCGCCCACCGTCGTCGGATCGGCGAGCTGTTCCTCGATGCGCTCCATTTCGCCCTGCTGCAACACCCCCATGTCCCGCAGCTTCGCAACGTCCGCGATCACCTGGCCGCGCAATACCGAATACTTGGCCGCCGTCTCGCCCCACAGCTCGGATCCGTCCCCGCCCTTGCGCACCTGGCGCCCGTCCGGTGTGGTCTGCTCCTTGCCCTGCAGCATGTCCAGCATTTGCCCGATGCGCTTGTCGGCCGCCTGCAGGCTTTCCGCCTTCGCGACCCCCGTGCTCCAGTCCGTGGTGCCGGGAATCGGCGCCGCGATGGCTTGGCCTGCCGGCCCCGCCTGATACGTCCAGCCTACCGGCAGCTTCGGCATCGCGGGCGCATCGGGCGGGGCGTTCGCCTTGTCGCGCTCCATGCCAAGCATCGCTTCCGCCCGTTGATCGGCCCGCTGGCTCAACCCGAATGACTGGCGCCACTGCTCGCCCCGTTGCTGCGCTTCGCGCTGGCGCAGCTCGAATTCACGATCCGCCCGCGCCTGCATCGCCGCCGCATCCTCGCGCCCCGCCCCGAACGTCTGCGCAAACTGCTCGCCCGACCGCTGGAATTGCTGCCCGAATTGCTGCGCCTGCTGCGCCTGCTCCGCCTGCTGCTGCGCGCGACCGAATGCCGCGTTGAGCATCTGCAACCCGGCCGGCTGCTGCCCCCGCAATCCCGCCACGCCTGCGGCAAATTCCATTTGGCGCCCGATATCCTTGGGATCCGCGAGCAGCCCCTGTCCGCCCGTCGGCCCGCCCATCGCGCCGCTTTCATCGGGCGGCCCCATCGCGCCAGGCGACACGCCCAGCAGCCCCCGGTACTGGGACGCCAACGTATCGTCGCGCTTGTCCTTCGCAAACTGATTCGCGGCGAGGATCCCCAGGCCCAGCAACAGCGGCAGCATGATTCGTCCCCTTCACTTTTGCATGACACCCACCGACCCGCTGCCCGAACTGCCCGTGTTCCCGGAGCGCGCTGTATTCTGGGACGATCCCCACCCCTGCGCGGTGTTCGTCGATCCCTGCTGCGCGTAATTGTTCGCCAGGCTCGTGGACTGCTGCTGTCCCAGCACCGTGGGCCCGCCGATGATCCCCGCCGCCGTCGTGAGGGGCGCTGTCTGCATCGCTTGCATCTGCGGGGCATAGCCCAGCGCCTGTCCCGCCAGCGCCCGGTCGCCCTGGTACTGCTGCGCGTACATGCCGCCCACCTGATTCGCCAGCGATGCCCCGAAATCGCCCGCCGCCTGGCCCCGCGCCAGGTTGTCGCGCTCGCTACCGTATTGCCGCGTCGCGACGCCCCGCGCGTCGAGCGCCGGCAGCACGTTTTGATTGAACCCCGTCGTCGCGCTGTTGATGGCCCCTTGAACCGATCGCTCGAAATACGGGTTCCCGCCTGGCGAGAGCTGGTCCGCCCACGCGTTGCGCGCCTGGCCTGCCACGCCTGCCGCCCCTTGCCCTATCGCGCCCTGGCCGCCCATGAGCTGCCGCGCCTGCGCATAGAGCGCCGACAGCGCCGGCTGCTGCGCGCCCCACACATCCTGTGTTCCGGTCGATTGTCCCAGCGACATGCCGCCCGAATCACCCCAGGATTCGCCCGCTGAATAGTTGCCGCTGGTCGAGCTGCCCTGCAGGCTGCTCGATCCCTGCTGCTTGGATTGGCTTGCGCTCGCGCTTCCCATGATGGCACCCCTAAAGCGTCACGTACAAATCCGCGAATTCGATCGGCGTTTCTATCTGGTCAATCTGTGCGCTCGCGATGATGGCATGCACCTCCAGCCCATACGCGCGCAGCACCGACCCCCAGCCCCGCCGCCCCACCACAATCACCCGATCCGCGCTCGCCAGCTCCGCCAGCTTTTTCCCGAGCGCAACCATGCCACCAATCCATTCGTGCATGTCCATCCCGCCGCTGCACACGATGCCCACATAGCGCCGGCCCTTCGCGTCCACCGCGTTATCGAACACCTGCGCGCCGATGCACGTTCCCTGACGCAGCACCATCGCCAGCTTGAATTGCCCGCGCTCCAGCTTTTCGAAAATGTCCTCCGGCGTCCATTCGTGCTGCATCGAATGTTCCAGCGCCGACCCGATGTAATCGCGCACATGGGGCCAGGCGCGACGCAACGTCTCGCCCGTCTCCACCAGCGCGAAGGTCAGGGGGCGCCGCGTCACGCTGCTGCAATCAGCTTCCATGCTCCACCGTCCCGCAAGTAAAGGCCGCGACTCGTCCCGAGAACCCCCGCCCCGGCATACATCAGCATGCCGTCTTCCGCCTTGAAATCAGCAGCGGGGGGCGTGTCGATCCGTTGCAGCGTCAGCCCGCTGAATTCCGGGCCGCGCAGGAATTCCTGTAGGAACACGAACAACCGCCCGCACCAGCGCAGCAGCCCCGTCGCGTCCCCGCTTTGCGGAGGTGAGCCCACCGCAAACAATGCCGTCATTCCGCCCCGTGTGGTCACTGCCGGCCCCCGTCGTCGAATTCCATGCTGAAGCCCGCGATCGTCGGCTGTTCCGGCCCCGCGCAACTGAAGCGAACCGCGACGAATCGCCCCCGGGCGTTACAGTCGTGTTTGATGCTTTTACCCAGCGTGAAGGGCCGCGCCCCTTCCCAGGTCACGGGCCCATTCGCCGCCAATTGCGCCCCTACCTGAATCTGTAGCACCGCCCCCGCCGGCCCCTCGATCACCGGGATGATCCGCTGGAGCTTCGCCACCGCATCCCCCCGGCCCAGCTTTAACCCCGTGCGCTCGATCGTTCCCACGAGGTTCTCACCCGTCCAGCGCACGTAACCTTGATCCAGGATTTGAACCCCCGTGTCCGGGCACGCCGCGAGCGCTTTCGGCTGATAGCCCCCCGCGATGCCCTCATCCCAGAAGCCCGCATCCGCCGACCAGGCGCCCGCGTCGCCGTCCCAGGTGCGTTTGGCCCCCTGCGCCAACATGCCCATCCATGCACCTGTCGCCAGGGGAAGCTCTCGAATGCTCCATTTGTCGCGCTCGAAATTCCACACGATCGAATAATTACAGCGATCGTCCCGCCCCAGCGCCACGTTGAAAACCGCCTCGCTCGATCCCGTGTCCACGTAGCCATGCGCCAGCGCCAGGCCATCCCGGCTCATGCGCGAGAACAGCCAATCCTTCAGGCGCCCCTCGCCCAGACTGCGCACCTGCGTCCCGTCCGTCTGGACGATATCGCCAGGCGTCAGGACCACCTGCGTGCCCTTCACCTGCAAAACGCAATTCATGCCGGCCGCACCCGCCGCCAGCGATATCTCACGCGCGACGTAAACGTAGGGGAGCCCCGCGTACTCGATCGCAAACACTCCTTCCGTGCGCCAGCACATCAGCGAGCTGCCGAGCGCTTCCAGCGCCTGAATCGGCCCCTTGCCCGTGCTCAGGTTCAAGCTGCCCGCCTGGTTCGTGACTGTCGGAACCCAGGTGACAGGCACCGCCCCCGCCACCGCCGCATCCGACCACGACAGCCGCGAATCTTCCACGGCCGCCCCATACAGGCCCCCCGCGAAAAGATGCTGCCCGAAGGCCCCGATCACCCGCGCCTGCTTGCCCGCAATCCACCCAGGCAAGGGTTTGACGGAGCCCGCCGCAGGCGTGCCGTCCCAATACCACGGAGGCATCCCGCGATAATTGAAGACGGCCACGCCCCCCAGAACCGCCCCCGTCATCGCGCCCGCCGCGAAGTCGCCCCACCCGGCCGGCAGCATCGTCGCCACCAGCGCCACGCCATCGGAAACCGCTACGCCCCCCGTGCCCATGATGATCGAATAGGGCACCGCGTCCACGGGCGCCAGCATGCCGAATTTCGGCGCGAACCCTGCCGTAAACGCTGCCAGCGCATGAAGGACTGCCTGACCCCCGCCCAATTGCATGCCGGCCCCTGCAACGCGGAAATTCATGCAATCGGTGTACACATCCGGCGGGCAGGCTGCGGACACTTCGTCCAGCACCACCCCGGACGGGCCGAAGATGACTGTGGAGCGCGCCACGGCTTACACCCCCTCCAGAGCGGCCCGGAGCTGTTCCACTTCCGCGCGCAGGCTCTGGAGCTCCGCCACGATGTTCGCGATCAGCTCGCTGGACGCATACGCCACGCATTGAAGAATCGGCGCCCCCTTCGCGTCGCGCGCATCCTTGTCCCCCACCACGGAGGACGGAGATACTTCCGCCAGCTCATGCGCCAGGAATCCGACGAACGGCGCTCCGTCCGCCTGCCACCTGCCTGCCACCGGTCGCAGCGCCGATATGAACCGGGCCGCCCCCTTCAATGCGCCGATCCCGCTTTTCAGCCGGTAATCCGAGCTGGCCGCATATTGCACCGTGGAAGACGTGTTTTGATAAATGCCGCCGCTTTTGACCCCGGCCCCGTTGTAAAAATCAACGTGCCAACCCAGCAGGTTCGCGCCGGAGGCCGTACTGAGAGCGCACCGAATCCCGAAACCCACCCCGTCGCCGTGTCCCTTGACAATCAGCGCCACATCGCAATTGGGTTGTATGGCGGTCGCAATCGATGCCTGCGCTCCCGTGAGGCTTAGCGCGCTCGCGTTTGCCACGATCAAACAGCCTGCCGGGTTGACCGTTACCCTGCGTTGCGTTCCCGCCGCATTGGCGTACAAATGTACCGACCCCTGCGCCTGCAAAGCGATATCACCGGAGGGAAGGCCCGCCGCGATGGCGTCCCCGCATCCCAATGCCCCCTGTAAGGTACCGTTCCAATTGATACGCGCTTGCGTACCCGCAACGTCAATGCTGTCAATCCACAAGGGGACGGAATCGCCGTTCGGGGTTTTGATGGTCAGGCGCCCAGACATTAAATCGCCCGTTTTGCTGACCTTGCCCGTGACTCCGCTCAGCTCGGCAGCCGTCGCGGTTACCGCCGCATTTATATTCGGGAACGAATTCCGAAGGACGTTTTTGACCCCCCGGATATGATCGTCGCCTTCACGCTTGTCATCGCCCCCCGTGGGGTTCGTCACCACCAGGTTCGCAATGAATTTATCCGCGCCGACCAGGTTTTCCAAAGACATGATAGCCCCTTCAGCGCGACCGCATCCGCAGACTGCCGCCCGCCTGCTTGATGCGCCTGTCTTTCTCCGCCAGCTCTTCGACCATCCCGCGCCAGAGTTGACCCGCCGTCACCTGAGATTCGATATCCTCGATGAATCGATACTGTTCCGCCCGCGCCGCGTGCAGCCAGATCGCCGCGTGATACTGCGAAAGCCAGTTTGTCTCTGCCCCGACGATCGGCATGGGCGCCATGTTATAGACCAGCGCCAGCGATTCGACGGATCCCCGCACACGGATAAACCCGCCGTAAATCGAAAAGCATCCGCCCAGGTTGCCCGGCGCCTCCGCAATCAGCCGCTGCCAGGCGCGCGGAGAGATATACGTGAAATCGCGCCCCACCGCAATCGCCATTCCGAAATCCACCGGCAGCGCTGCCAGGCCCCCGCTGGACACGGCCAACGGGGGATCCACGGTCTTCTCGGATTCCATCGGGAAAAACGACTTCGCGATTTCCTGCCGGGCCAGCTCCAGCGCGATCGGCTCGTTGGCGACCGTCTCGGGATCCTCCCGCTTCATGTACGCGTGAAGGGCTGCCCGCAGCTCGTCGGCCGTCATCGCATCACCCCTGCCTGCGCGTGGATTTCTGCGCCTTGACCGCCGCTTTGACCTCTTCCAGCCGCTGTTTCACCTTCACCGGGGGCTTCACGGGCGGGGCGCCCGTGGGCACCGGGCCGGCGCCCCCCTCCAGGGGAAGCTCCCCCTGCTCCGCATTTGGCGTAACGCGCATGATCGCGGCCCCGCCCCGCACGAATCGCTTATTCCCCGCGTTCGGCGTCAGCCGCTGAACCGCGACCTGGCGCGGTCGGAATATGCTGGTCATATCCTGCCCCTGACGCGGTAGGGAACCGACTCGTCCGAGCGCATGAAATGCAAAAACGCCCGCGAACGGATTTGCATGTCGGGACACGCCAGGTCCGGATACTTCGTGCGAAGGTTCACCCATTCCAGCATGGGGATGCTGAGCGCCCAGCGCCCTAGACCCGCCATGTCGGGAACCGGATCACACTTTTGTAATTCCCGGTTCGTCTCCAGGATCAGCGATTCTTCCGCCTGGTCTGTGACCGTGCGGAACACGCCATCAACCACTTCGGCGCGAAGGAAAAACATGATCGTCTTTTCACCTATTGACACGGCCGGTTAGCGCGAATGTGCTCCCGGCCGTGCCCCGCGTCAATTCCCCTTGCCCTTCCGGGTTGTTCCGCCGCCCTTGTCATCGCCCGGGGGATGCTCGCCCGCTGGCGGTTCGCCCGGATGCCGCGTGGGCGCCCGCGCCTCCCCTGCGCCGGCGCCTACGGGATGCTCGCCCGCTGGCGGTTCGCCCGGATGCCGCTCCGGCGCTTCCGGCCCCACGCGTCGCGGGTCGCCCTGCTCCAGCCACGTGCCTTCCGGCGGACGTTGGTCTTCCCCGGCACCGCGCGCCCGTTCGACGTTCAGCGCCCGCTGCGGTTCTCCGGCCCGGGTCGGATACTGCGGGATGCGATTCGGCCCCGAGTCGATCGGCTCGGCGCCCGTCGGCCCGATGATCGCGGAGTCCAGGGGCTGCCAACGATCGTCGAGGTAGCTGCGGTCCTCCTGCAGCGCCGGCCAGCGCGGCTCACCCGGCATGTGCCCCATGAACTCGGGATCATCGTCCAGCAGCGCGATCACCGTGGCCGTTTCGTCGATCGCGCGAATCACACCGTGCGCCTCCTCCGCGAAGCACTTGAGGGTCCAGTCCGCATACATTTCGCCTTTCGCCGCCAGGCCCTGCTTGCCCATGTCCAGAGTCGAAGGCCGCTTGAGGTAGCTGATGGCTGCCATCGCGGGATCGATCATGAACAGGCTGGACACGCCTGCCGACGTGGGCGGCTGCAGCCGGTTCGCGACCATTTCCAGCGTCACGCCGAAATCGGTAACGAACACGTTCACGCTGCCCGTCGCCGTCGCGCCGCCGCGCTTTTCCTTCACGTCTGACATGAGTGTCGCCACCTGAGCGCTGGAGCTGAACATGTACGCGGATAGCTTGCGAATGACCACCGGGCGCCCCATGAGCGTACCCGGGTTGCCCCCGCCCTCCCAAACCGCCTGCCCCACATCGCGGATCATTTTTTCCGAGAGGGGGCGAGGCGTGCCCGGCACCGCCGCTGCCACCAGGCCCGTAGCCGGGTTGAACCCACCATTCGAGCCCGTAGCACCGTTGTTCGCGTTCGTCACCAGCCACGCATCGAAGCCCGCCGCGCGGCCCGGCACGATGCCGTTGTCCATCACGCTGCCCTGATTCGATATCGCGATGGCGTCGATATCGCGCTTGAGCTCCTGCTGGCGCATCATGACCTGATAGGCGTAGGCGTCGCCCACGCCGATCGTGGCCCCGTCCTTCGCGCGCATCGATGCGCTGACCACCTTGACGGAGATTTGCGAGTGATTGCCGCACCGCAGGCCGAGCGCGTTGTTGTCAGTCGGCGCGTCGGATCCGTCCAGCACGGCATTGTTGAGGTTGACCGCTTGCAGCTTGTCCTTCACCCACTCGGCGTATTCGTTGCTGTGATTCTCGCTGTCGCCGATCAAGTCAGTAAACGGCAGCGGGATCGCCGAGATATTCCAGATTTTGGACATTACGTCCTCGGGCACCAGTCCACCCCGAGGTTGCGCCTTCAGCGCGGTATGAGTCACGAGTGTCATTGCATCACCTTCGTCGCATGATGGCTCCGGCATTCCTGGCGATCGTTTCCTGCGTGGGTTTCTGCGCTCGCCGCATCCCGGAGCCGTTGCCCGACGAAGCCGCCGCGCTCGCCGCGCCTTTCTGCCCGCTGGGCCTTTCGGCTCCACCTTCGGAAAGCTTGCGCGCCTGGTCGCGGCTGCTTCGCACCTTTTCCCGCAGATCGGCGAAATCCTGCACCAGCAGCACTTGCCGATGGTCCATCAGACCTTCGACCTCCGTGCGACTGAACCCGTACTCCTTCGCGACCGCGAGAATCTTCCCGCGTGCAGCCGTCGCATAATTCGGATCGCTCCAGCGGGGCCGTGCGAAGTGCAAGCTTTCGAGTTCTCTCGTCCGGTTCGTTTCGTGCTGCGCTTCGAGCTGCCGGAGCAGCCCCGCCGTAAAGGCATTTTTGGGAAGGGCATCGATGATCGCGGACAGGTTGCGATATGAGGCGATGCGTTCTAGCTCCCAGGTGCCTCGCGCATCATCCAACTCCGCGCGCCCGCTGTCCAGCTTCATCAGCTCCGGCAGCTTGGCCTTCAGCTCGCCGAGGGTCATGCTGTCGGCCCCCACCTGCACCTGTAGCGCATTGAATTCCTGACGCGTCAGGCCCAGCCGCTTCGCGGCATCGTCGACGGTCAGTAGCTGGCCATGTTCCTCCCTGCCCGCGTCGCCGTCGTCCTCGTCGCCCGCCTCGTCCCCCGCTGGCGCCTTCCCTGGCGCGTCCTCGTCGCCCTCGATGTCCGCAGGGTCGCTGTCGTCGAAATCCTCGCCAGGGGGCGCGGGGGGCTCCGCTTCCGCCTTCCCCGCGATCAGCGCTGCCGCCTGCGCCGCCAGGTTGCCGAATTGCCCGCCCCGCGCAGGGGCTTCAGGCTCCGCCTGCTCCGCCGCCGTCGCCTGCTCCATCGCCCGCATCCGCAGGCTTTCCCGTCTCGATTGGTCTGCCATCGTCCGTTCCTGCCTTTCCAGCTTGGGAAATACTGTTTTCGATCCACAGCCTGAATGCCTGCACCCCCCTCAAATCGCGCGACACTTCGATAATTTGCGCCGCATCATCGCGACCGGACGCACCCAGCGCCCGGCGCACCATCGATTCCGAATAATCCGCCAGAAGCTGTTTCCATTCCTGCGAATTCACCAGATTCCGCCGCCAGGCAGCCCGCGCGCTCATCCTTTCCCCGCCAGCAGATCGCGTGCGAATTGTTTGCCCTCTTCCGACAGCGCTTGCATCATTCTTGCGCCCGCCTCATCGTCATCGCCGCTTTCGCGCGCCGCTTGCACCGCCGCCCCCAGCATCACCATCGCGCCAGCGTAAAAGGCCCGCCGCATTTCCGAGCGTTGAATGGCGGAGGCCTTATCGAGCCCAAGAGCCAACGCGAACCGCTCCCATTCCATGCCGATTGTTTTCATTGCACCCCCTGCGCGGCCCCGTTACCTTGCGGCCCCTGCACCGCTGCCACATCCGCCTTTTGCGCCTGATTGACCCCGCCCGCC